TAATATGAGTGATAGTCCAAATGCAGATTATTTTGCTATGGCTATTTTAGAAATAGATGATGAAACTAAACAAGGCACATTAGTTCATACTTATGCTGGCCTTGGTAATTTAAAAAATCACGTTGCATATTTATATTATATATTAAGTAATTTTAATATCATTTTAATGATTATAGATAATGCAGGAGCAGATGTTTTCTTGTCAGCTTGTAATCAATCAGAACTATTTAAAAAAGACAAACTTGAAATTAAAACATTTGATTTTGATAGTGATCTAGAAGGCGTAGATTATGATCTTATGGTTAAAAATGCTAGAAAAAAATATAATATTCAAGATAAAAGAATAGCTTTTAATCAAGTATTTACAAGTACATTTATTAGAAAAGCCAACGAACATTTACAAGCTTGTATTGATTATAAAAAGATATGGTTTGCTAGTAAAACTGGAGCATATGAATCTTTCTTTAATAAAGCATTAAATCAAGGAGCAGCAAATCTAGATTTAATAAGAGGAGAAGACAAGAAAGATTGGACTATATTAGATTTTATTGAAAATCAAGACGATTATATATATCAAACTAAAAAACAATGTGCTTTAGTTGAGCATTCTAGTACTAGCCGTGGTACTCAAAGTTTTGATTTACCACAACACCTTAAAAGAAGTTCTTCTGCTAATAAAGCTAGAAAAGATAATTATTCAGCACTTATGTTAGCAAATTGGGCTTTGAAATGCTATAATGATATGATGAAAGAACCAGAAAATATAGAAACTCCAACTTTTTCGCCTATTATGATTAAATAAAGGTGTAATAATCAACGCAAATGTCTAAAAAAATTAAAAATAAATCAAAAAATACCAAAAATCAGGAAATCGTACCTTTAATGGCATCAGCTTCTACTTACGAAAGCCATGCTGCTCATGCCTCTGATCCAGCACATACATCTACAAGAAGAAATGCAGCTAGTACCATAATTAGAACAGATAGATATAAAAACATTAACGATGGATTAATTCCTTTCAGATATTCAACTGGTATTAAAAATGAATCTAATCTTAATATCAGAGATGCAGTTATTCTTTGTCAAAAAGCATATTATAATTTTGCAATTTTCAGAAATACTATTGATTTAATGACAGAATTTTCAGCTAGTAATATTTACTTTACTGGTGGTAGTTCAAAATCAAGAAATTTCTTTGAAGCACTTTTTAGAAAAATAAATATAACAGATATTCAAGATAAATTCTTTAGAGAATATTATCGTTCTGGCAATGTTTTTATTTATAGATTTGATACAAAAGTAAAAGATGAAGATGTTAATAAAATTACTCAAACATTTGGTTTAACTAGTTCAAATGCAGCTGTTAATTTACCATCTAAATATATTATTTTAAATCCATCAGATATTCAAATCGCTGGAACTATTAATTTTGCTCAAAGAAAATATTATAAAATATTAACTGATTACGAATTAGAAAGATTAAAGAATCCAAAGAGTGATGAAGATAAAGAAGTATTAAATAGTTTACCACCAGAAACTCAAAAATTAATTAAAGGAAAAACAATTGGCATTTTAACGATTCCTCTTGAAGCAGATAGAATTTCAGCAGCATTTTATAAAAAACAAGATTACGAACCATTTGCAGTGCCAATGGGATTTCCAGTATTAGAAGATATCAATTGGAAAGCTGAAATGAAAAAAATGGATATGGCAGTTACTCGTACAATGCAACAATCTGTACTTCTTATTACAATGGGAGATACTCCAGATAATGGTGGTATCAATCAAAAAAATCTTGAAGCCATGCAAAGTCTTTTCGAAAATCAAAGTGTTGGCAGAGTTCTTATCGCAGATTATACAACCAAAGCTCAATTTGTTATTCCTGATATTGGTTCTTTGATTGGACCTCAAAAATATGAAGTTGTTGATAGAGACATTCAAATTGGCTTAAATAATATTCTTATTGGTAGTGAAAAGTTTGCTAATCAAAGTATTAAGGTTCAAGTATTTATCGAAAGATTAAAACAAGCTCGCCAAACATTTATTAATGAGTTTCTTGTTCCTGAGATTCGCAGAATTAGTAAAGACCTTGGATTTAAAAATTATCCAGTTCCAAATTTTGAAGATATTGATCTTAAAGATGATGTTCAATATTCTAGAATTTATAATCGTCTAGTAGAACTTGGCGTATTAACTCCAGA